TCTTTAACTCATGGATACATACACAAAACACTGTGTCTGGGTCAAACCCGTTGGCCTCAATGTCAAATACAAACTGTTTCATTAAATCACCTGCTGTTTTCTATCTCTATAATCACACCACCCATTAATAGAATCTAAAATCTCAGCTATGTTATTATAGCCCCGATACCATTTCTGATTAGCTTTGTGTCTTGGCGCCCATCTCATCGTATGTGGTGATATAAAAAAGTAACACTTTCTATGATGAAAGCACACCTGTCCTGCCCCATAAGGATAAACTTTAGTCTTACCTAGCCTCTCAAGTTCGTTAATTGTTTCGTCAATAATAACAGGGTCTGCTATATCTGTCTCTGAGATATAATACTGTCCAACTCTATTAGCCATTTTAAAACTCCGCTTCATCACCTGTAGGACAACTGGTTTCAATCATACGACCAGACTCCTTATCATAATACAGGTAACAGGCAGGCCCTGTCAACCCCACGAACCTATTTTTTAACACACGGACACAGGTTGTGTTACGTGCAGTAGGGTCAGCATGTTGTTGATCACGCTCTAAACCAATAACAATATCACTAAGCTGTGCGATTGCGGCACTGCCTCGTAGCTCCCCTAGGCTGATCTTACCACCATCTTCATGCGCCTTGGAGCCGCTAGGTCTGCGTAGGTGTGACACTAGGAATAGTCCTACACCTGTCTCCTGAACTATCTTCCTAAGATTTGTCATAATACTGTCAATAGCTTTACGCTCATCGCCATTTTCCTGATCGCTCACCACAATACTAAGGTGATCTAGGATGATCCACTTGCAGTCCAGACCTTTAGCCATGTATCGTATACGGCCTAACAGATCGTCCTCGCTTGTGCTACCCCAATGATCTAGCAAATGTACCTTATCTAAACCAAACGTCCTTTCCCAATAACCACGCTCTTCCTCTATTGATACCCCTGCTCGTACCTCTGGTACGTGAAGTAGCTTGTTAGCCTCCATAGACATAATACCTAACGTAGTCTTAGGTATATCTTCCTCCAGTGCTAGGATGCCAATGTTGTCTTCCGTGTTCTTCAATAAATAATACTCAAGCTCTCGCATGATCTGACTCTTACCCATGCCTGACCCTGATGTTATGGTCACTAACTCCTGCGGTCTAAAGCCGTAGGTAAAAGCATTCAAGCATTCCCAAGGATAGGGTATTGACTTGACATCCCTCTTCTCTTGAAGTAAATCCCATGTGTCTAAACCTGAGACAATACCGTCAGGTCTGAACGCCTTGGCATTCCACCACTCCTTTACAAAGTCAGACACCTTACGAGCCACGAGCATATCACCTGCATCCTTCATAGGTAGCGTGACGTTCTTAGCCTTGTTAGGTGTGAACAGATTAAGCACTGACTTAGCACTCTCCTGTCCTGCCTTGTCGTTGTCAAAGCAGATGACTACGTGGTCAAAGGTCTCTAGCCATTCGAGACTGGCTTTGATGTCTTTGGCTGCTCCTGCTGCTCCTGATCTGATGCTGACTGCGGGCCACTTCCCGTCAAACATTTCGTTGACAGCCATTGCGTCTGCCTCGCCTTCCGTGACCGTGATGTACTTGCCGCCTGACTTGAACGCCTGTTGGCCGAAGAGACCCGCATTGTCAAAACCTCCTGTCGCATAGAATTGTTTGTTCTCTACTATCCGCACCTTTGTGCCTGTCGCTGTGCCTGTGTCTTTGTCGAAGTAGGGATAGTGGTGCTTGGTTATCTGACCATCCGTCCCGTACTCAACCGTTACACCATAACGCTTGGCTGTCTCTTGATTGATACGCCTATCGGGTATCGCCGCTACTACTCCGGTCATCTCTAAAAGCCTCGTTGGTTTACGTTGTACTGCTTGGCCTATCTGACCCTTGCCGTGTTCGTAATGGTTGCAGCCCCCAGAGAAGCAGACTGCATGTCCATCACTATAACGAGCCAGATTGTCCGATGAGCCACACGAAGGGCATGACTCATGTTGGACGAATGTTGACTCTACTGACATTAGAAGTCCCCTTCTTCTTCCTGCGATGCTAGTTCCAAGACCTTGATCTTGTTGAGGTACGTACCTGTACCGTGAACAGGGTGTGGTGGTCCTTCCTGCCACAAGAGCCTGACCTTAGAGCCTCGACCTATGCGACCTACAAAGGGCTGACCGTCTTTGTCTACAACTCCAATGTCGTACTTGCTACTAAACTTGCGTTGCTTAGTGCCTTCATACTCTCGCATCTTGATGCCAAGACCTTCTAACTGGTCTGCTGTAGTGTCATCTAGGCTGATGACAACTGAGTACTTGCCTGTGGATTGACCCTGATACATCTCGTGGGTGTTTAGGTTTTCAAACGCTATTGTGCCTTCGACTACTGCCATTGGTATTGCCTCTTTGCTTAAAGTTATGACACACATTGTGCCGCTTTGGTACTACTTTAGTATGCTTTAATTATATCTTTAATGATAATCCTTAAAGCATTTCCCCTTGATTACCTGAATATTATACTAGTGTTCGACAAGTGTGTCAAGCTCTTTGTTAAATAAACCTGTATAAAGATGCTTAAACTCTGAACTAGCGTCCTCTATAGCGTCATTGCTGTGACTATAGCATACATTGCACAGGTCAACATGATGTCCTGTTAGTTTGTCAATACGCTTTAGCTCGTATTCCCCTAGTATAACGTCACACGCTTTGCATCTGCTCATCTTAAAATACCTCATTGTAATTGTCTGTTTTGCCGAAGGCGGCTATGTACTGCTGTCTCATAATGTTTATGTCCTGACTATAGTACTCCTCTCGCACCTGCTTTGCAACCCTAAACTTTACCTCGCTGAGTGTCATGCAGTACAGGTCATGCGCGACTAGCTCCTCACACATCTCTAGGGCTGTCGGTTCTATCCAATCGTTAGGCTCATGCTCGTAGCCTATTAGGTTCTCTTTAATTCTACTCATCAGATACACCCTCTATTCTCTCGTTAGCTATATTAAAATACGTACTGTCCAACTCTATGCCCACAAAACTGCGCCCTAGCTTGACGCTCTCAACACCTGTGGTCCCTACGCCCATAAACGGGTCTAGCACAACGTCACCTTCCTGCGTAAAGTTCTCTAACAGGAAACGACAAGCCTCTGGGTGCATAACCGCCCTATGTATAGCCTTATGGGGGTTGTTTGAGAATACGGGAGTTTCAAAATGGTTCAGAGTGTAAGTCGTGTTAGCCTTTAAAGATTTATTTGTCTTTGACAAGACCAGAATGTACTCGTATGAATTAATCAAATGCGGGTTGGGCATTGGGTTGGATTTTTTCCAGATAATAACCTCAATAATCTGCTCTGAAAACATGCCCATAATCTTATGGACATCCTGCTTGTTGTAACTATTCTTTTGGATATTGTAAAAGACATTACCCTTACACACTCGCAAACAATCGTTTATTGAACTTTCCAAAAACCCAACGTAATCCTCCACTACGTCCGTATGATTGTTATATTTGTCGTTACGTTTGCGATTGTATGGGGGTGACGTAATAACAACGTCCACAACATCATCAGATAACTCAGACATTTTAACAAAGCAATCGCCTTGCATTAGTTTTAGCATTAGATTTCAACCTCGTCATAAACACGCCCGAAACTAATCAGGATAAAGGGGAGGTATAGTAACACACCAACAAAGGGCATTGCAACTGTCTCCTCTGTCTCTGTATTGTAGCACCACACGGCCCTACTGTCAGCTAGCTCCAGATATATACCGCATCCATTTACAAACTCAACGCCTAGTGTCCTGCCTAAAATATTCATTCTTTGCTCCTCTCTTTTACAAATAAACCATTGACCATCTGGCCCTTGCGTTCTTTTATCTCGTCATAAGCATGAGCCATACAGTCATGCAGTGTCAAGCCATTTCTATGTGCAATGTTGATTAATACCACCATGATATCACCTAAATCATCTATGGGCGTTAGATCGCCATCTAGTGAGAGCCTGAGTTCCTCCACTTCCTCCAGTAGTTTGTCGAATTGCTTTATGTCGCTCGATCCTTCGATCAGGTTGCGGTTAATGTGCCACTGTCCTATGTGGTACTCTAGCAGTGACATACTCGCCATGTGGCTATTCAGGTCTAGCATTGCAACCCTACCTCTTCTTTGTTCTAGCGTCATGCTTTAGTCCTCTCAATTGCGGGAAATTCCCGTTGTAGTCGTAGCCAATTGGCCTTTAAAGTCCTATCTTTAACTTCAGCCCTCATCTGTTTAAGCTCCTCATCACTCACGGGTAGGTACTCCTCGGAGTCCTCTACCTCCTCTGTGATGTCGTGTGACCAGTGTTCGTCACCGTGTAGCCAGTCCTCAGATGATCCGTTCCAGTATGCTCTAGTCATTTTAAATCCCTCCGCTCTGTTGTAAGTGACCGATAATATACCCTATTGCAAAGCCAATTGCAAAGCCTATTGTGATCCATTTAGTGTAAAATATTATCAACTGTTTCATCACGCTGCCTCCGGTTTGTCAAAACTTGAAAGCCTTAAATAATCGTCTAGGTTTTTAGCGATAAGCGTCCATTTTAAGAAGTCCGCGTCTGTATAGCTGTGCCCATAAATAAAATCAGCCACTTTATTATCTTCTATTTTGGCGAGATTCGCTTTATATAAACCACCTCCGTCACTAGCACCCCACATTTCAACATGATACTCGTCCGCCACTGCTGTCTTATCCTTGTATTTTATTAGAGGGACTGGAACTAAACCCTCTTTTTCAGCTTCCCCCCATGCTGTGTGGCACAAGTAAGGTCTAATACTCATCACGCTACCTCTCTCTTTATCCTTTCAACGTGGTTATGATGCATATATCGCCCCATGCTAATTAATGCTTTTGCATCATCCACATCTAGCCCGTGATGCTCTGCTATTTTTTCCACTGTTAGATAATTATTGAACCAATCCAAATAGAACTCGCGTAATTGCTTATTCATTATGCTACCTCGCTATAGTCTGAATCACATTCGCTAGCTGACGTAAGCAGGCAATCAATGCGATCCTGTGGCACTGTAAGCGCCTCACAGCCCTGCAACCACTTGTTAATATGCTTGGTGGTGGTTACGCTGTACTTGGTTG